CGTTACTTATAGCTGTAGCAAGTGTATATGCACTGTTACCAGAATTATGACCTATAAAAATATTATCTGTATTTGAAGCGTTCGCATGTGTAATTCTAATAACACCTGTTTCACCAACTAGACACGTGCTGTTTCCGATAACAATATTACCACTTTCAGAAGTTGTATAACCTGTACCAGCAGCTTGTCCAAGAAAAATATTGTTTGATCCAGTTAGAATCGCAGGACCTGCTCCCTGGCCTGCGGCTAAATTGTTTCCCCCAGATTCTAATAATTGTAGCGAATTAGAGCCTAGAGAGCTGTTATTTGCGGAAGTGGTCAAGGAATTCGAGGATGCAAATCCTAGCGAAGTATTGTTAGCACCTGCAATGCCTAATTTCCCAGAATCTCTCCCGAGAGTTGTGTTACTATTAGCATCAGTGACGTTCAATTGTATAGTGTTCGTTCCTGAATCGCCTTTAAAATAAACAGTTGAACCTGAATTAAGAGTAGCCAAACCTGTTGTGATATTAATGTTATCGCTAGCATCTGGACTAATCACGCCACCGGCATCTCCAGTCAGCGTTTCCATGTCTCCACCACCCATATTTACCCAGGTGGCAGTTCTATTATTTTTGCTTACCAACATATAAATCTGCTCATTGGTTGGTAATACTTTTGGCGAATCGCTTAATCCACTTATATCAAGCCATATAGTTCCGACATTAAATGAAATATAGTCATTTGCTGTCGGAGCCCGACCATGCATCTCAAACTGTGGAGGCTGCGTTGCCTCCACACCACAGTATGCTAAGGAATTTATACCCGATCTTTTGAGACTCATTATATTTTTCCTTGTTTAGCAGCCTCTAATTTACGCGATTTGTAATCTTTATAATTTGGCTGAGTGAATACTAATTCTGCATATGCATCTTTATCAGTTGGAACTGATCCAACACCATTTTCTATTAACTTTTCATCCCATTCAATCTTTAGACGATTAAAGCATCTCTCGTATTTGTGCATTAATATGTATTGCAGTCGTCTTTTCATATCAAAATCAAAAGTATCTACATTGATATCATTTTGAATAACTTTTTTCTGTGTATCTGAAAGTGTGAATAATTCTAAATCGTTAATTGAGATTTTCATAATTATTTCCTTAACAAACTAAACAACCACTAAACGAGGTAACCGAATTTGCAGTACCAACAATATCAACTGTATCAGCCGAATCCCCGTAAGTTACAATTCTAACATAAGCTGTATCACCCGCATCCATATCAGCTAAAACTGAATTAGTACCAGTAAGATTTAAACTACTAGCCGCTCTATAGAAAGCATACGCATACGTTCTGTTGGAGGTTATAATTTCATGAACAATCGCAGAGCCAGTTGTAGAGCCAGTTGCTAATGCTTTTGTATTTAATTGATATTTTCCTGTGACTGGTGCAGTGAATGTCCCATTTACATTAAAATCTGCGTTTTGGTCAAATATCTCAGTTAATGCAGTTACAGTTCCTAAATCATAAACAGTACCTGTACCTGTCTGGTTAAGATCCGCGCTTGGTAAATAAGCAGAAAAAGCTGGTTGTAATGGTTCAGTAACTTCGCCAGAATCAAGAGCAACCATTACATTTCCAGTTGCAGAAGCCAGACTAAAGTCAGCTGTTCCATACTGTAAATCCAATGAACTTGCGGCATTAGTACTACCGAGAGTTACAACTTTAGGAGCTGCTCCAGTTGCAAGATTCACTGCTCCAGCACTCGCATCACTTGATATATTTAAATCGTTAGTTCCACAATTAAGTGTTATTGCAGATCCTGTTGATATTTTATTGTTCCAGCCATTTTGTGTGGCCATATTCTCTCCTAAACAACTGTAAGATTCCCCATCATACTAAATACTCTAAAATTTGTGTCTGAAACCGTGCATATTAATTCAATACAATCACCAGCATCAGTCGCAGTTAAACTGCCACCAACTCCAGCCGTGGTGTTCGTATCTCCAATATAAACCGTCTGCCCTGCATTCTGAGCTAAAACCCATAATCCAGCCATACCAATAACCTCAAAGCGAGATCCTGCAGCTACTGACGCTGGTAACGTGAAGGTAACACCAGCTGCAAGATTTGCACCATAGGCAACATCAATAGCCATTGCCTTAGTTGCGTCGGTAACAACCTCCCAGCCAATGCCTCCACCAACTGCTCCAATCGTGATACTTCCCGCTGCATTGGTTATTGATACACCAGCACCTGCACTCAATGTTGCAAGTGTTGGGTTATTTCCTGTACTACCAATCGGAATTTGTCCGTTCTTTGCTTCATCAAGAGCCTGTATATCTACAACTCCATTTCCTAATAAAATACCATGAGATGTCAACGTGCTTGCGCCAGTTCCGCCGTTTACTACTGGTGCAATACCTGCATAACGAGAGTTAAATTGTCCTAGTTGGCTCATAATCTTTTACTCCGCTCCACAAAATGTTGTAAAATAAACAGCCCCTAAAGTAGGATTAACAATACACTTTCTTACGTACAATCGCTCACCCTCAGCTAGAAAAAATCCTTGTGGTAAAGTTTTATTTGAAGTGATATCTAGAATAAGGTACCCATTTGATAGCAGAGGAAAGTGGTCCTCAATGCCATCAAAGGAAAACATCAATAGCACGTCTGTTAAATTTTGAATTAATATCTGCCTAACTGGTCGTCCAAGTGAAGTTCCAACACCAATGTATTCAGGAACTCCAATGGTTGCAATGGCGCCAAAAGCCGTGGTACGTAATGGCTCAGCGCTAAACTTTATTGATAAGCTCATCTTTTTCCTCTTCTATTATCTCTTTTTCTGTAACAACAGCTTCTTTTTTTTCTTGCTGCTGCTCTTCCATTTTTCTGGAAAAGTCCACAATCTTTTTAGTTATTTCAACAGATGCATCATAGCATTCATGCAATGGAACTCCTGCTGGCATATGAAGAACATACTTGTTATCACCCTTTTCTACTTCTACAATAATTACTGATTTAAGAGACATTTTTATCCTTCAAGTTTAAAATTATCTATCCATAATACATCTTATAAAAGAGTCCTCACTATATGGCAACATAGTGTTTACGCCAAATATGCAATGTTATCAGTCTAAAATCCACCAGGAAGCTACAATATTGCCATTTCCTTGTGCTGCACCATTGTTCTTACAATGAAGATTTATGTGGCCAGCGGTTGCCATATTTACACCTTCAAGTGTAATGTCGCAATCTGCTGCGCCACTATAACTCATTGTAACTAATATTGTTTTATCAGCAGCAGCATATAAATTGGTAATGTCAAAATCGATTGTTGCACCGGCTGCAGGAGTTTGTGCAGAAAACAGAGCTTTTCCAACACGAGAATTCAGCGTAATAGCTACACCAGATACAGTTCCTGTTCCCGGAGTCATGCTTACAATACCAGCAGAATTAATATCAATTCCACCAGTACCGCCATCAATTGATATGTCAGTTGCACCTGTAACATTACCGATAGCAATTGAACGAGCTGCTGCACCTGTACCTATGTTTATATTATTTGCATCTGCATCATTACCAATACCAATAATGCCAGCACTAGAGTTAATCTCTACAACGCCATCTGCATCTACTAATACTGTACCAGCTGTATCAATACCTATATTACCAGCAGCAGCATTACCAATTGTTACTGCACCTGTACTTGTACCAGTATTAATTTGAGTTGCAACATTAATATCATCATTGATGTTTGTAATTCCGTCTAGATTAAACGTTGTAAGACCATCAGCATTACCAACGTTGACAATTTTAGTTCCTGTACCAGTTGAAATATTTGTAGCAACTGTTCCGGCCGCTGCATTTCCTGACTGAATACTTACAGTATGCGTACCTGAAGTAATGGTGCCACTAGCAATATTTGTAAGAACTTCACCAAGTGTAACTCCGCCAGTGTTAACATTAACGGTTTTGATTGAGTTAGCATTTGTCGTAGCTCCATCAGGGCCAATATCAATCGTGTCAGTAACGGCTGCTGTTACAACTGTTCCACCGCCAACGCTTATTGTACGACTCGTTGTTGGAGCTGTATCGCCAATATCTATCGTTGTGCAGTCTTCTTGGTTGCCAAGTAAAATTCCTCCTGAGCCTGCTTCAATTGTTACACCGCCATCTGCATGGTAAGAATCCAACTTTATTGCTGTGGATGTCGCTTCACCAGAACTGATTTTTACACCGCCAGCAACTCCGCGTAATTCAATGGAGTCATCAGCAGTACCCTGAGTATTAATAATCTGAATTGTTTCAGTAACCGCTCCGTCTGTTTCAAGTAAAATTGCAGGATCTTGTCCACCATTTGCAGTAATGTCGAACAGAGAGGCTGTGGTTATATCTACATCGCCACTTAAAGTTGTCTTGCCGCCAACAATAAGATCCCCAGCCAAGGACATAACAGAAGCACCGTTACTGAAATTTATTGTCCCACTATTTATTGTGGTGGTGGATCCTGCGGCATCAATATCAAGATCGCCAGTCGTTACTTGGACAGACGTAAAAACGCCAAGTCCAGCTGCTGGCGAAGTTGTCCAAGTAGCAACGCCAGATGCAATTTTAGCCAGCCCATAAATAGTAGCTGTGGAAGAATTGACCCATATGGTACCAATTGCAGCAAAATCGCTTGTAGTTGGATTTCTGGTCGCATCTATTACTAGAGGAGCCATTTCTGCTTTTCTTCCCTTAGAATCATACGTCGTTCGTTTTTCTAACCTTCTAACTGCCATATACGTTCTCCTAAAAATATAAATTATTACCCTTATATTACACCCCGCCGCACACTCAAAAGCAATAAATAACTTGACTTTGTGTGGTAACGGTGGTAACATATATATAGAAAGGTAAAAAAATATGGGTAAAGAGCGTCATGGAAGGACTAGATTAGCACTATTTATAAGTGATAATTTAGCTATTCAACTTAAAGAATATGCATATCAAAATAGAGAAACTATAACATCATATGTTCAAAATGCAATATTGATAAAAATAAAAAAAGAGAGAGAGAAGGTCTTTATAAATGAAAGTAATAAAAAATTGTCTGGGTTGTAACAGAGAGTTTGCATATGACCAAAAAAACGGCATTAAACGAAAGTTTTGCACGAAGCAGTGCTACCAACGCTTCCAACATTTAAGGCTGTTAGATAAGGACGTTGAGGCGAAAGAGATAGAGAAGTTTGAGATAAAGTTTTCATGGTGGATACGGCTATTTTTGATAACTGGGATTGTAGTAATGTTCACAATTATTTGGATATATAAAAACTAAAAGGAATGAATATGGACTATATTAAACGTGAAAAAGAGTGGGAAAATATTGCCAAAGAAGCCTACAAAGCTCAAAAAAGGCGCAAAGAATACGAAATGCTTGAAAAAAAGCTGCTTGAACAGTTAAAGTTTCTATCAGAAAATGAAAGTTCTGAAAGCAAAAACTTTCGATATCAAAAGATAGAACGTAAAGGATCTATCTTATATTCAAAAATTCCTCAACTACAAGGCATTGATCTAGAACCTTACAGAAGAGAAGGTTTGACTACAAGCTGGAAGCTTTTTAAATATTAAGGAGTTTAAGTGTCAGTGATATTGCTTGTACTATGCGCTTTTATTAGCATGTATTTTGTCCCAGCTGAAAACCATTGTAGTGACAGTGACGATGATGATTGGTAGCAAATATTTAGTTTATTTCTCCAAATGTCCAACCATTTTATCAAACTTCAAGATAGATTTGGACGTTGGACCTATCTGTTCACGTGCAGCCTCACTCATTATTTTTATATATTGATTTCTAATAGCTGGTTTTGTAAGCAATCTTTCAATCATATTATAACCACCCTTAACCGTGCCGCTTACTATTGGTACAACAATCATTTTTGGTAACCCCAAGAGATATGCTGTTAAAGGTGACGTAAATTTACGAGAAATTGCGTCCGCAGATTTAGATACAAATTTACTTACTTGTGATGAATTATGTAATTCACGCCATAAATTAGTTGAATTTTGAAAGTTTTCAACAAATTCTGGGTGCGCCTTTTTTGCTCCAGCTATAACATTTTTCATACCTTCAGATAGATCGTGCATTAACCCTCTAGCCTCAGAAGGAACTAATCCATGCTTATAAAGTTGATTAATATCTCTCGTAAACTGATACGCTTCTTCAGCGTTTATAGTTTTAGTTATCGGATTTACAGTTTCTTCCAAATATTTAAAACGATCAATTAAAAAATCTTTTACAGGAGTTTTATCTCCGACGCTTATACGCTTTTCAATGGCGTCAATTGCTTTTTTTGCAGGACTTATTTTAAGTTTAAAACCTACAGGAACCTTTTCAGCAGCTTTCTCAAACATTTGAGATGCTCGTTCCTCTAGATTTGGACGACCTCCCATTGATGTTAAAAGCATAGTGCCAACCTTAACCGTTTCTTGAGCTCCTTTTCCAAAGCCCAATTGCTTCGCTCCCCATCTAGCAACTTGTCCTAATGCAGGAGCCGCAAGAGCTATTCCCTTTTTTATTTTTTTGGGGCCACCAAATAATGGATGTAAAATACCAGTTAAATCACCAACATATTCATCAAAAGATTCTTCCCATCCTTTTTTTGGCTTAATATAATCCTTAGGCAATACTTTTTCAGCTATTGGCTCAGTAACATGTTCTTTTATAAATTCTGTTGTTGGAAAACGCGCTGGCTTCATTGGTTCTGCTGGATCTATTCCTGTTAATTGTGCAATATGCTTAGAAATTTTAGGTTTTCCAAACATCTTTTCAGCGGCTGTTCTTCCTATAACATCTGCTGTCTGAGCAATATCTCCTGGAGCACCTAAAAGTGTTTCTACAGCGCGAGAAGCTCCACGAACACCAGTTCTCAAACCAAATGATGCCCAAGATTCTTCATCTGGTTTATCGGCATTAGCAGTTCCTCGAGGACGAGCTCCAGCTTCTTCAGCAGTTACCTCTATGCCACCTTCGAGGTCGGAATCGAGGTCGATTGCAGTAGATTGCAAGTCAACTTGCGATTTAGCAGTTCCTCGAGGACGAGCTCCAGCTTCTTCAGCAGTTACCTCTATGCCACCTTCGAGATCAAGGGCTTCATCGACTATATTTTTTTCGGAAGTTTGATATACGTCCATTGGCCTTTTCCTTCATTCCATTTTTTAGCAAAACCCGTATCCACTTCTATAAACTCTCCAAGATCCTTGACAAGGTCTTTGCGAATACCTTCTGCTTTTTTTGAGCTAAGTTCATTAGCTTGCAACTCAAGATCAAGCGGATCAATATCTCTGTTTTTCTTTAAAGTTTCACTTACTGCATCATGTTTGGTTTGTATTATCTTGTAAGCTGCCTTCATATTTTTTATAATTCTGCGTCGGCCCTCAGAAGAATTTGTAAGTGATGGTATGGCCTTCATAAACGCTTCAAACGCAATTCCTGTTGGCCCTAAGTCCCTAAATAGATTTTTTGAGATTGAATTATATTCCTGACTGCCAGGTGACAACATCCAGCCAAGGCCCATTTTATCTAATATCTTTACACGAAGAGGTGAATCTAACTGTTTTTGATCTTCAAGTTCTTCTAGTCTGTCATAAGAATCAAGTTGAACCTGAGCATCTTCATGTTTTTTTTTGGATACTTGTAACCCTTTTCTATTTTCAATTCTATTTTGACGAAGTTCTTTCTTGTCTTCTTGCTTATCTTTAGCAATCTCTTTTCTGCCTTGCAACCTATCTTTTTGCTCAAGAGATTCCTTTTTTAAAGCAAGATTCTCACGATGCCTTCTTTCTGCAGGAGGAGGTCCTATTCTCAATCCACCAGCAGGAGGCTGCCCAGCAGGTTGCATTGCTCCTTGTTGCATGCCAGGTTGCATTGAAGCACCAGCACCAAGACCAGTTAACATATTAGGGTCAATTTGTGCGTTATATTCAGGAATACCCATACTTGAATATAAGTTTCCTTCTGCAGTAGGCTGTTGTTGCATTTGTTGAGGCTGTTGTTGCATTTGTTGCTGTTGTTGCTGTCCTCCACCTAAAGAAAAGCCTTCCATTCGATCCATTACACTCTTTGCAAATGCAGGTCCTTGCTCTGCGAAAGCTACAGCTTCTGCGTGAGGATAGCCCTGCATTTCCCAATATTTTGTCAGACCATCAATATTCTGTTGTCTATGAGCTTGATATGTCTTTTCTTGTCGCTCTGCAAGCTTCTCTTTTTGCATTGTTTGTAGTTTGCTTTCTACCAATCCTTTAAGCAATCCTTGAACTGATCCACTAAATGCTTCGCCGATTCTTTCACCAGCTCCAGGTTCTCTTACAACTGTTACGCCCATCTTATTTCCCGCCCTTTGAACTAGATTTTCCCCACATTGAACTAGCTAGCATTTGAAGTAAATAGGGAATTGAACTTGCTGCTGCGCTTCCAAGATTTTCACCCATCCCTGGACTTCTTGGAATATATAGACTGTGCCGTGTTGGCTGAAGACCTAAGCCTACCATGCCTTGCATTGCCCTGTTTTTATCTAAACCATATGTAGCACGTTGCGCCGCTAGATCTGCGTCTAATCCTGCTCCGGCCTGACCAAGTTGGCTCATCAATTCAGGACTACTTGGAGCTGCTCCGCTTCCCATTGATGCATATCTTTGCGCAATTGAAGGCACTGTTTGTTGTGCAAATTGAGTTCTAGCCCTATCTTCAATCGGACCAAAATCAAGGTTATTTCCTTCCATGCCACTTAGGCCTCTCTGTAACATGGCCATCATTCCGGATTCTTGTTGTGGATTTACTGGTGAAAATGTTCTTGTTTGCCCAGGAATCCCACCCCAAAAACTGCCCTGTTGCCCTTGTTGTTGACCACCAAACTGCTGTTGCCCTTGTTGCTGACCACCAAACTGCTGTTGCCCTTGTTGCTGACCACCAAAGGCCTTATTTCCTAACATATTAGCACCTGTTTGAATGCCAGCTTTCCCTAAATACTTTAAAAGGCTCAATATAAGCTCATTCACAATAATCTCCTTAATTTTTAGGTAACTACGGTCTAATCCTAACTCTAACTCTTTAAGAATTCTACAATAATCCAGGTGTCGGTAAAACTGGCACGATTAATTCCTGTAGCGATAATTATATTTGTAGAATCTATTAAAAGTGAAATGTTCTGATTCAGCACAGGAGAAGCGTAAGGCAACGGTAAATATGTGTGCGCCACTTTATTAGATGAAGCACCATATATACGCGTAAACGTTAAATTATCGTTTACAGTTATATTATGAGCGACGCTTTTAGTTGCAGTATCTGGTAGATCGCCAAACTTTATTAGCTTTCTAAATACCTGCCTTAATTCTGGGGCAGCTTCACCTGCAACGTGAGCTGTTCCAGGAAAAAGCTGCCCATTTATAAACTCTTGTTCTGTATAATATCCAGCATCTCTAGTGTTGAGAGAAAGAGATATCTTGTTAATATTTTGATATAAGTGAATTAACAGTTCTTTAAAATCTTTGCTTGTAACGTCGACTTCATATAGGCTACCAGCATCCCATATATTTGTGGTAGGGACGAAAGATCCAGAGTTATCTTGCAATGCCATGTCTATATGTTCCTTTTATAAAAAAGTTACTATAATGTAAAAAAGATTTCATTACTACTCTCCTTTTTGGGCTGTGAGGAATTAATTCCTCACAGCCTTTTATGTGAAAGAGCTAAGAACAATCTTTATCAGTAAAATGTACAAACAAAGTAGCCACTATTCCAAGGAGGCCTATGGCCGCATTGCTTAAAAAAACAGTACGTTTACTGAGCTTCTTTTCACTTTCTTTTTTATATTTATTCCCTAACTCCTCAGTTTGTTGAAGAGCATCAGCAGTAGAAGATAGTATCATGGCTTGCAAGTAATTCCAGGCCTGCTCACTTTGATCAAGGCTAGAGCTATTTAGCATTCTTTTTAACAATATTATCTTGGCTCTGTCTTCTTCTTTTGGTGAAACAGTAGCATCTCTGATATGTCTCCTCAAGTGAGGTATTATTATATTGTGTGAACTTTGGTTGTGCCGAAAGTAAGATGTTAGCGCAAGCTGGGTAATATCTTCTTCTTCACCAAACAAAGAGACTGAAATAGAACTGGGTACTAAATCAACTAGAGCAGCGCTACGACTTATTCTATAAGGAACTAATACCTTTAAACGAGGGGATTCTACGTCTTTTTCCATTGAATAACAGCAAGATACTACAAATAATAGTAAATATTTCTTCATCTTATCCCCATTACTGCAACCTGTTACTTGTTGGCTGAGCAAAGAAAATCATTGCATGCAGCTGAAAATCTTCAAGAGCAATATATCTATTACTAAGTTGATCTGCATTCATATACAAATGTAACTGAACAAATTCACCTTCAGCTTGTAAATAAACTGGGTGCCAAACTCTTTTCTGTGTTACCTCTAACGGAGCCATATCTTCATCATATGGGAATGTCTCAATAACTGAAGTTCCAAGTAGTGCTCCAGTGGTCTCTCCTTCGCCTACTAAAGATAGTATTGATGTTGAAACAGAGTAATCAACTGAAATCTCGCCAAGCAAGGTAGTATTTACTAAAAAATCAACTCGCTGTATATATGCGTTTCTGTCTTCTTCGACATAGAAGTTATATTGCTTTGTTTTAATACTTATTTTGCTTATACGAGATAATGTACCGCCTCCAGTATAAGTTCCAGTTAAAGTTCCAATTACAGTGAAATTATTTTCATCTATAACTACAGACACACGCACTATAGATTCAGAAAGAGTTATACCATTAACATTTTCAAGGTAAACATAATCATTTTCTGCTAAATTATGATCAATTACTGTCAATGTAGTTCCTGCAATAGTGGTAATCTGCAAAGAAGGAGCATTTCTATGGATATTTTGACGTAAGATAAACATGTACCCTTGCTGATTTCCAGCTAAAACAACTCTAGCTTTAATATTATCACTTGAATCGTTCCACAAGCTGCCATTCTCTGCCCAAGATATGCTTGCATCTTCCCATTTTATATTTGGCGTATTAGAACCTAATTGATAATATCCAAATGCTGTAAATGAATCATCGTTAATGCTCCATGAGTCATTCTTGTAGTTGTACGTTAGAACCTTGTTAGGATATGGACTTGTTGAATCAGCATTTCCATCAGGATAGGTCCAATAGACCATTTCTGTATTATAATCTCTAATTCCACCAACTCTGCGTGGCCCATTATCTTCATTATGTATTCTGAAAACTAACTGCGGGATTTTTCCATCTATTCTTTCTACACCTGAACCATTACACGCATGAATTCCTACATCTCCAACACCAAGAACAACTTTATCAAAAGGTATTTGCGAGAATGTAGATTCAGCTCCAAGCTCTGTATTAATTTTTTGCCATACAAATGGAGAAACTTTATTGCCTGTGTCTACTAACTCCCATGTAGACCTTTCAAAATAAACAATTAAACGATCGCGTAAAAACTGTGCAGTGACAATTGCCTCTTGTGTCGGAGCATCTAGGGCATTACCATTTCCTGGAATATCTTGCCTCCAAGAATTAGCATCCAAAGGACTAAAAACACTTGAATAACGGCACCTATTAACAAAGGTTTTATTAACCCCTGCAACATTTTCTACCGTATTTAACAAAAGCAGCCTGGTTCTGAATGAAATAATAAGTCGAGCTGTAACAACAGTATCAGTTGCAAGAGCTCCAAACTTTAATGTTGGCTTAGTCCATGTTGTAGCTACAGGATCCCAATATCTAATTCCGTCTGCAGGAACATAATTTGTTGCCCATAAAAGAGTAAGGTCAGAGGTTGCGCCTCTATAATTACACGTCCAAAAAAAGTCAGAATCTGTGCCTGTCCACGTATCCGTTCCAGTTGCTAGTCTTTCCCATCCACCAATAGTTTCATCAAACTCATACGCAAACCGTGTATCAAATGCATATGTTGGTTCATCATTTATTGGCTTTGTTTCAAACTGAGTTATACCCATTACAGGCTTCGCTGGATACCAATAAACTGTTGTTGTTATAGCTGAAAAGGTTACCTTATTCGCTGCAGTTAATCGTGCTGTTACAGCAGATGTAGTCAATAAACTTACTGGATATGGAGCAGTAATAGATGTAACAGTAAATATATCATCACCAATAGAGAATGCTTGCCCTACAGCAATGTTTTCTGGTGTTGTAATAACAAGAGCAGCAGGAACCAATTTCATGCGTAAGCGAGAGTTTAACTGGGAGTCGCCCATTAATATGGATCCAAATCGCTTTCTTACTCGTCCTCTAAATATATATGCATTTTGCATCTCTGAAAACGCATTATCAGCAATAAGCCAAGGCTTAACATTTGTTTGCAAGCCGGTACTTTCATCTGTAAAACCAACTCTAAAGCGATTGATTGCCATTTCTACCTTCCTATAATAAGAACATTGGCTTCACCAGCGGCAGCACCAGTTGTTGTTCTATTAGAAAAATACACTCTAAATTGTGTATTGCTTATTATATCTACAAAACTAACTGCAGCATTAGCATCTCCAGCAGGAGTACTATTTATTATAGGAAAAACAATAAAAATATTACTAAATGCAGGAGTTGAAGCAGGAAGAAGCGTAACAGTTGTAAGGCCTGTACCAGTAACTCCCGTCCATCTCATAAGAATTCCTGATGGCAAATAGGTCCAACCAGCAGCGTTATTTGCTGGTATATTATTACTTAGATATGAAGCTGTAAAAGGTATGTTTGATGTTCCAGCAACCGTTTGTTTATGTACGTATAATTCATTTTTTGTAGTTGTAGGATTTAGAAAATTATATAGTCCAGCATCATTTGCATCAAATGTTGGCGCTGGTGCATGAGCTAACAAAGAAACACGTTTATGTTTTCCAAAGTTGTTAGCTAAATTAAATGCTTCATGATCTATTTCTACTAGCTCTTTAATTGCTTGAAAGTTGCTCTGTATAGGCGCTTGAGTAACGCTCTGCTTTTGAGCTCCCTGTGGAATATCTTTTGTATAGGTATACGAAGGTCCGGCCATCACATCTCCTTAAAAACTTCAATAACTAGAATCCCAATGTCCCGTTCCGCTTCTATCAACAAAGATAGTAGTAACTCTTTGGTCAGTTTGCTGAACAATCGTTCTTCTTAATATTAGATTTTCTTGTTTCTTATATTCTGTTTCAATAATGCCCAGACTTTCCATATCCATTCTATCTTGGAAAACCTTACGTGCTGCACCATAAGCTATAAACTGCCACCATTCCTGTAGTTTAAGATCCTGGTCATCTGCTAATAGCTCAGTAGGACGAACAAAGACTTCCACATTTACTTTATAGGAATGATCTGGAACTGGGCGCAATGTAAATTTGCCATCAAAATATAACATTGAAGTTGGCAATGATGGTGGCACTATAACTGTTTGGCTGTTAATTGCCTCACCACTACCAGGAGCTGCTGTGAAAGTAATAACAAATTGCCCTGTTGTATAGTTAATATAGTTTGCTGCATCTTGAGCTACAGTATCTGTTGGAGCTCCTCCGGGGACATATAAGTTACCTATGGTGGCACTTATTGGGTAATCAACTAGAGGCATTCCATTGCCAGCAGCATCAATGGAATCAAATAGCACATTATTTCGTAATAAAGTATTGCTGTTGCCAGAAATAGATCCAACAAATCCAGTAAATGTCAGTAAGACGCCATTACCAGTTGAACCGATACTTTTGATGCTGCTAACTGATGGATATAAGCTAAAGAACTGATTTCTATCTTGGAAAAAACGTGCACGACGACCAGCAATATAAACTGGCTCATGTACAGTTAGATATTTGTTTTTAAAGTCGAACAAAGGACTTGCAGCATTTGTAGATGTTTCATATACGTCAACATAAGGTGTTGTATAAAAGGAAAATGTTTCTTTTAGATTAAATAAACGTAAGTGTTCGGGGAAATCATAAAGGACAAATGTGTTAATGTAGTTATCTATTTGGTCAGTCGATAATTGAGATTCAGATAAATTACGCGTTAGCCTACGTACTTTTTTGCGAATCTCGCTTAAAGTTGTTTCCGCCATTATGAATTCTCCCTATTTAATCTACACTTTGTTAAATACTATCAACACTCACAAATCAATTCTACTATTTTAATCCTGTGCTGATTGTTTGTGACTCAACAGCCAGAATTGCCATTAGATAACCTTTTCAACGGTTACGATATCAGGAACAGGTTCAAGTCCTTCAATGTCTACAAACTCTAAGCTTTGAAAAGTACATCTTTGTACCTTTTGGCCAATCTTAGCAGATACTTTACCGTTTTCATCTTGTGTGTATCTATGTATTGGATAACAACAGTTATTATTTAAGTGTCGAGCGATTCCGAGGGGAATAGTATAAGTTTCACCATCTAAAAATGTATGTTTTTCCAATGGATCTTCTTTGTAAGCTTTATATCTAAAACTAAGTTCTCCGCCAGATACTTCATGGAATCTGAAGATGCCGCGAACCAGTTCTCTATCTTTATCACGCATATAGCGCAAACTTTTTTTTACTTGTGAAGAAGAATCTTTTATTGTTGGAGTTTTTTCTGCCATTGTAACTTTCTTTATTGCTGGTCGGCCCGACTTGGGCCGACCATGTTTAATTGCTACTTATCTTACTCTAAATGATTTACCTGCTGTCCAGTAAATTACATCGTTTTCTGCTCCGGCAGGACCATCAGCCCCTGCTCCAAGCTGCATTCCAATGTAATCTTTATCAATTGTTGCATCAGCGAGACCAGATAGTCCACTAGCATTAGCAATTCCAAGGTCTTCACCAACAGGAATTACTTGAGCATGAGTAAATGGAACACGTGTGGAAAGTGGATAAGCTGCTGCTGTAGCACCACCAAATACATTCCAATTGCCCAATCCTGATACATCAATATCAACTACAATGTTATTGTCACCTAGCGCATTAGTAGGCTCAGCACCAGCACGAGCTTCAGCTGTTGCAAGCACCGTACAAAGACGTCCATCTAATTGTGCATAGTTGCCCCATACATCAGAACCACCTGGGAATGATAATCTAACCTTTTCACCAACAGTGATTGTATGTGTAACAGACATGTAGATCTTTGCTCTGCCTGCTGTAGCTGATGATGAAACAAAGGTTATAGCTCTGCGTCTTGGATAAAATGATGAATCAAAAGGGATAGTTCTCCAATACCCTGGAGTTGTAGCAGTAGTGTTAAGCATGCTAATGTTACCAATAGAAAAGGCTCCACCACCCGATGCCGTAACTGTAAAATCAATTCCGCCAAGCTGTGTTTGGCCAGTCAAAGAACTAAACCTCACAATGCTCCCTAATGCTGGCAAACTTGCTGCTGATGTAACTGCAGGAGGATTAGCATTAGTAATTGCTTCTAAAGCAACCCTAGCTGGCAATTCCTTGTCACTTGTATCAAGTAATGTGAAACCAGCTGTGGTAATTACAGACATGTTTATAGAGGCATCTGCTGCCGCAGTCTTATACTCTATACCTGCAGCATCTGCCATACCGCGCTGCCAGTAAAACTGGTAGCCAGTACTACGTGCATTAGCGGCAATTTTAGTGTAATTATATGTCCACATCCAATCCAAGTCAGATCTCAAAGCCACGCTAGTTATTGCACCTTTAGAAGTGAAGCTTCCTGATTCAATTATTGTGTTACTCATTATTCATCCTTCCTTATGCCAATGTACAGCGTAAATTGAGAACCCAAAGGTCATTCAAGAGTTTAGGTACAGCTGCAAATTTATAACCAACTGAAATATTCTGTGCAAGTGGATCCGAAAAAATTGCCGGTCTGTAAAGAAAGTGAGCAGAATGGCCATCTTGTTCAATTACAGCGTATGCTTCCATGCCTGCAACTATAATGTTATAAACATCCTTATCGAGTAGAGAAGCATTCGGCGTTATAGAACCAACCGAAGAGAGCAAGAATCTAGTATTGCCAGCTGCGCCCCACTCAGATCTTAAAGCTTTCATTGGAGCTGGATATTGATTCTTTTGAATGAATCCAGCAACAGATTCCAAGCCTTTACTCAAATCTGTATGACACATAGCAAAATATGCATCACGAATAGGCGCGGATCCGAACTTATTTGAACCCTCAATATTGTCCATAATGGTATAAGCATCGTCACCAAGCAATGCACGATTTACATCTTGAATATCTGGTAAAGTTATCTCTGTCGGATTATCTCCACCGACGCCAGCCGTGCAGTTAATGAAGCCCGCAGTGGCAGTAAGCATGTCTCTTGTTAACTGATCCTCTGTCTGACGAAGGGAGACTCCAAGTCTCGCTGCTGCTTCATTTAAAACCATTCTGTTACTTTTATGACCTATTTCTAGGCGAGGAAGCTTCTTCGAACTTCCCTCTCCAGGTTTCCTCTGGAGTCCAGACTATCGCATCCCTATAAATAGGGCCTTTTCACTTAGTCGTTCAGCGTGGATAATTTTACATCTATCGTTAACTAACGTATAATAATAAACGAAAGGAACTTTATGCAAAAAGAACGTAAAAAATACTACCGCAGATCTCCAAATTTCATTCCAAGAACCTATGAGCCTGTTAAGTTGGCTTACTTGGCTGGAATTGTAGATGGAGAAGGTTGTCTTTATATAGGACAAGCTAATAGAAAATATAACGGTGAAATTTCTAAGCATCATCGTGGCCTTCTTAAAATAGACAGCACCGATAAAATTCTCATTGAATGGCTCACCACTAATTTTGAGGGAGTTAACTCCGCTCAAACAAGATGGACATCCAATAGAGCTTACGAAAGACCGATTTATTCTTGGGTTGCTACAGGAGATAAACTCTTGGAGCTTTGTCACTCTATTCTTCCGTACCTTGTCATAAAAAAGAGACACTGCGAGAATATGATAAAATTTAGACAAACCTTTACCAATAAAATTGGACAGCATACAAAGCCCACCGAAGATGCTATTAACATCAGAGAGGAGTGCTTGCTGGTTAGTCGAAATCTTAATTCTCGTTGGCATAATCATCCTTTAAAAAATCCTTCGCCCCTGTCGCCGGTTAGCTAAAAGCTACTACGGCTTCCAAGTCAATCAGAAAAGGTTTATAGACCCCATTCATTTTAGGGTCTTGATTTTGCAGTGCAACCTGCTCATTTATTACGATATATGTTCCGTAAAATGACATCTCTGCATCTATGTCAACCGCTGATAATGTTTGAGGCGGTGGGGTTAGACCTCCATTTCCGAGAGGTACCATTGCCGTTCCGAGAGCGTTATATCTGCGCATACGCAGAATCTTTCCACCGTTCCTAGGCATGGATTTTTTTATTGCTGGAATATTGTGAATCAAGTTGGGTGTTGGAACGGATAAAAGCTTATAACTAAAACTTTGCGCTACTGGCGCCGGAAGGAGTGTGGTCGTTGTAATTGCCATGTTTTTCCTAAGTTATAATTATTATAGATAACAAACTGTTTAGAGTTCCTTATCTACCTATTTACACTTAAGATTGACGAGTTCTTTATACGTCGCGAGTTGGCGAAACTCAATACGCCTAAAGGTGACGAACCTTTAATACGTCTTTCATATTATAAGATCATAGTTTAACTATTGTAAACATTATATAAATATAGGGGCCAGCAGGGTTTATGGGGAAGCAGAATCGCTGGCCCCGGACTACACAAGAAAGATTTTTAATGATTTTTCATCGCTTCAATCATTTCTTTATGGAGTTGCTTTTTAAGATCTTCAGTTAAGCCGCCTGCAAATGCGTTTGCCTTAGATAGTGGCGAATCTCCTCGTTGTGGTGAAATAGAGGCTAATGGGCGAGGCTTGCTTGCATTATTAACAGCTACAGCGCGCTCTTTAGTATGGTTATCTTCAATGTAAATACCCATTTGCTTGACCATTTTATATGCAAGCGCATGTTTCTTATATATACCAGGTGCTGATAAGATTGCATCTGCAAGGTCTGGATCCATTTCACGTAGCTTCTTTAAATTCTCCTGACTGGCTACTTTCTCGAAATCAGGAAAGTCTCTCTTAACCTTTATCTCAGCAGTAGATACTTGAGCATTAGCAGCATTCCGGTCAAGCTTTTCCTCGAGATTCTTAATCTTTTTAACTAATTTTAGTAAATGTTTACCTTCAGCAAGATCATCCGGTTCAAACTGTAAATCATCGTCTTCTTCAGGTTCTTTAGCTTTCTGTGGTTGTTGTTCTCTAAATCTACCTTGCAAGTCCTGTACTTGCTGTGATAGTTCATCACGTGAACGTTCAGATCTTTCATAACGTTCGCGCAAAACACGCATATTCTCTTCTTTATCTGTAACTTTTTTCGCTGGCTCTGGTTCTTCAGCAACTACTTCTTGTGCTACTTCTTGTTCTTCTGCTGGAGCTTCTTCTTCAATTGGAGCCTCTTCTTCAATTGGAGCTTCTTCAACAACTGGCTCAGTTCCGTACTTTTCTTCTGCTATTCTATTCATTTCATCTATCTGGCCTTGACTTACCTGTGGTACTCCACCCATGTTAATTTCCTTTTTCTGTCAAAATTGTATCTTTAATTTCACCATTCAATCTTCTTGAAAGGGCTAATAATTCGCCTGAACTATCTTTGAGTATAAACTCCAGAAGCCATTTCTCTTTAGGGTCTATCTGTAAGAAGTTATCTATAAATACGCTACATGTATCCATAGAAGGAAGAACCCATAAGAACTCTACGCGGTCCTCTTTCTTATGAAAGTGGTAAACTGTCTGATCATACTCTGGTGTTGGGCAAGAAGATCTAACAAAAAAATAGTTACGTATAACATTGCTTAACAATCGTTCACGCTTAGTAAGAACAACAACGAAAAAATCTGTATTATAATCTTTTTTGCCAGTATCAATGGCTTCAATGACACTCTTCTCGTAATCTTTATGCATCTCTCGTTGTAGTTCTATTGGGTCACGAGTTGGAGCTTCTTTCTGTGATAGATCAGTAGCAATTTTACCTACAGTATCTTTAGCCATACTATCTCCCCATAATGTTACTATTTTATGGTAAAACTGACACGAATATGTATAAAAATCAAAGAATAGCTTATTTAACGTACTAGCTTAGTCTCTTCAGCTATTAAACGCTCAGAAATCTTAGATTTTTTACGTCTTTTCTTAGTCTTCAAGTTATCCGGTACGCCAAGAATATTATCAGCAATGTCTTTGGCTTTTCCTTTAGGGCGAGGTGCTACTGGCATTATAATTCTCCTCTATTGTTTTGATACCGGAGCTAAAGGGCTTATCCATCGCTCCGATATCAAAACAAAAAGAAAGCTCTTCTAGATACTTTACTTAGTATTTTTTGGGAAATTTCTCTTTAGATTTACGATGCACTCCACGAGAATCATCGCTTATCTGATTGTCAATACCGAGAAGGTCATCATTCAAGTTGTAAGTAGCGTAATCATTTTTTGGGTACTCTTTCATAATAACACCTTGTGGAAGATTTGATATTGCACTTCGATCTTCACTGATCATGCAAGGACCAGATTTTATCGAGCTATGGTAACGTTTACTCTTTGCCATTATTGGCCTTTCGATAGAAACTGCAAGCATATTGATGCCTACAAGGTTAAAAATATACCTCTAACTATCCCAGTGCAGCTAAATTCTGCGGAGGGGGTTCTTTTTCCGTAGGCTTTTCAGCATCTACTTCTTCACCTTTTTCACGAGCTTTAACTAGTTGCGAGATATTTAGCAACTTCTCTAGTTGCGAGATATCAACATCTTCTATTTCTTTTAACGCTCTTGCAAAGTTAAGTACAGCCATTTCTCTATCTTTTGCTGCCTCAGCTTTTCTTTCAACAGCAAGCGCTTTATTTTCTTCGATACGGCTTACTCTTTCCAGCCCCAGACCAGTATCCGCCTTTGCTCGCGCATTAGCTAGGTTAATCTGAGCAGCTTGCTGTTCTAGTGCAGCTTGTGCTTCTTTCTGTTGCTGTTGTGCCATCTCTTGTTGTTGCTTAACAGCGTTTTCTATAATTTTTTTCTTGTTCTGTAATGTAGCGGCTTCAAGTAGATCCTGATCTGATATCTGGACGCCCGCTTCACGAAGCTCTAACATCTGTGCAAATTGCATCTGCTTCTGAGTAATAGTATTAAGACCTTCTTCAACAGAACAATCATATTTACCAAATGCTTTATTATAAAATTGAGGACTTGGTTCATCTTCAATTATTCTCTTAATCTTTCCAGGAGTGAAGTTGGATTGTATTATATCAATCATCAACTTGCCTAGCAGCTTCTGAGATCTATCAAGATTATCAAACAGTACCTGTAACGTAGTGAGTCCAGCTCCTTGTCTAAGCATTGATAAAATGCCTGCCTTATCATCTGTAGCGCTACCGAGTAATTCTTCATTTACACCAGAGATTTCCATAACTTCACGTGCAAGTAATTCTGAAAGTTGAATCATTGATGGAGGTATCTGTGGAGCGACTATCTGTTGAACGTCAGTCATCTGGGCATCTTCTTTAAGAGCTAGTCCACGTCCCTGTCCAGAAAGGAATACATCCTTTGGATTAACAAGAGCATTCTCTTTATATACCCACCCAGAATTGATTTGGCTTTCAAGAATATCAAGTTCAATAATTCTTCTGCGATTGTAAAGATATTGCGCATCACGTAAACCACGGACAACACCCTGGATTCGTGACGTGAAGTCCGACATTTGAGGATTATAATAACCAAGCACTGGAATAAAAGGATACTTGTCACCTGTAGGATTCGGCCCATTATAAAACACCCTTCCTTCTAATACGATAGCTAACTTTACAGTGGGAATCTCCTGATCAATCACTGTAACTTGCGGATACTGCCTCAAGAAAGCTTCTAAAGACTCCTCGTCTGGGGCAGTCCACTCTAAAGTTTCACCAGTTTCGCTATCCACCAACATCTTCTGAGTTCTGTAATCACGATAATAGAACTCATCGTACGCTAACAAATTATTTGAACCATAGTTAAATGATTCTGGCATAAATTGGAACTTGCCATCTTTCGCAGAGCCTTGACCACCAGGAAGATCAGAAATCTCCTCAGCTTTGTCAGGCAACAACGAAACACATTCACGTCTAGTTAAAAATGATCTCTTCCATATTCCATTACAGTCAGATAAATCAGCCTTGCGGAAAAAAGGATCCATCAAAAACGAATTGTATGAACAATTGTCTACACGTATATTTCCTGATACCGGATCAGATCTGTAATCAATCCAGACCTGCAACAGATTCATCCCAGTGACTAATCCGCCCTGGAACGCTTCAGATATCGTCTCTAAGACACATTCTTGTCTTGTTGCCCACATAAGTACTTTAGTAAATTGATCAGCTGTCTCTTCGTCTGCGTTCTCTATGGGAATAGCAATTATTGACTTACGGTTACGTCGTTGATGGCCTGAGATCATATTCACGACGCGACGAATACGATTAAAGTTAAATTTTTTATTATTGCTTATTGGTAGGCTGGCATATATATCATTCCAAAGGGATTGGTCACCTGCCTCAAACTTTGTATCAATATCAGCCTCACCCCAGAAGGATTGGTTGATAGTTATAGACTCAGAATAAAACGCTTCCATTTTAGCGAGAATAGATTTATCATTTTCATCATAAAATTGCGGGCCGATCGCTGGAAATAGCATAACTCTACACCCTTTTTTACAGATATAAGTTGTTCTCCCTTATCATAGAATCGACAACAGTAGATATCAAGTTATTTGTGCCAATTAAGCGTAAGAACAATAAAGGTAAGCACAGCATAGCAAAGAAGTATTGGATTTGTTTGCAATAAATAGACTCGAAACATAATTCGCCTCCTATTTAAACATACACTTTCAACCGTCGACAAGTTGTCGACAGACCAGTATAAAACTTATTCTTATGGAAAATCAATAAAGATAAAAACGAAAGGCCACCAATCACGACAGCCTTCCGCAAATAAAAAGTAAGAAAACTCCCGTTACAATTGAGTGATCAGCACAAATTGTAATGGGTATCATTTATTGTCTAACTTAAGCTACCCAATAGCAAGGAATGTCATAAAAAGGTAATTTAAACTAACTCTTTAATAGTACCACAGTTAGCACAGAATTGCAAGCTTTATTCCTGGATTTAAGCACCTTTCGGAAAAAAGTGTTTATGCTAGCATGTTTTTTTTAAAGCGGCGTAACACGTTTGCTAAATAACGTAACGGAGCAAGCGGTCACCGATAGTTGTTATTCCTCTGCAAAAAAAAGTTGTTAGACTCGTTAGTTAAAGCTTGGGTGTTATCCCCCTTTTATCCTTTTAAACAAGGTTTTTGAAAGAAAAAACGGAGGAAAAACAGGAGAAAAAATCCCTAATCTAAGGGATTTTTAAAAAAACCTTGGGTGTTATCCCCCCAACCTTGGGTGTTATCCCCCCCAACCTTGGGTGTTATCCCCCTTTTATCCTTTTAAACAAGGTTTTTGAAAGAAAAAACGGAGGAAAAACAGGAGAAAAAATCCCTAATC